ATCTGAACCATCAGAGAATAGCCCGGTGCCAAGATCATCCTTTAACGTCTTTTCAGCAATCTGAATCTTAGACTTCAAAAGGTTGACTTGTTGCGCTTGGCCAGAGTTTTTCAACTCATCTTCGTCAGTGATTGAAATGCCTGCATAAAGGGATTTCCAGTCATAAGCCGCTGACGTGATGTTGTCGCTGTCGGCTGTGCTAAGCGTGTCGGCACCTGAATACCACCCTTTGCTACCAGCTACGGCGTAGTTCAAAGGAACGTAAATTTGCGTTCCACCATCGGCTGACTTGTAGCTACCACTGTTTTTCATTTTGCGAAGTAGTGGGTTTGAATCGAAAATATTGTCATGTAACTTTTTTACGTAATACTTTTCTGTGATCGCATTGAGCTGATCGACTGAAAGACTCATGATTTACCTCATTTTTGTTGGTTTTGTAAAAACTCTAATGCGTGTGCTGTCAGTTGGTCATAGCTTGACTTTGTGACATCAAAACCAGGTGAGGTGGATCGTGAACGTACGATGCCTGCTTTTGAATTCTTTTGATGTTCTCTTAATAGCTGTTCTTTTTCACGCATCACAGCCCTATCCACGAGCTTATCGTGGTAGAAAGCTTTGAAAGCCTGGTCAAAAGAACCTAGACCATTTTGAATTTGGAATTCCAACACGCTGTATTCCAAACTCTTGCCAGTTTCAGGGTCAGTCGTATCGAAGTCAATGTCAGGATATGCTTTCCTGATTGATTGAACCTCGCCTTCTAAACGCCTGTCCTCGGCTTGTTGGTCAGCTTGGGCTTTTTGAGCTTCAATCTGTTTTGAATACTCATCAATAGGCTTGAGCCTTTCATCCAACATCTTCGCAATACGCGATTCGATATCGATTGTAGGCTCGCTACCACCCGTACCTTCCAAACCTTGCTCGCGGCTGTCCCAAGCCTTCATCCAATGGTCATACCATGCAGGATTTGACTCGGCATATTTTTGCCACTCAGCAAATTTCTCTAAACCTTTGGTAGCCTCAAGTTGAGATTGAAAACCTTCACGCTCTTTTGTAAAGGCATCTTGCTCCTGCTTGAATGCTGCCATCCGTTGAGCATAATCATAACCCATTTGAGCGCGTTTTAGTATCGTTTCAACGGGTTCTTCTAACTCTTTACCGGAAGCTTTGTATTTTAACGAATGCTTGAGTAGGTCTTCATCTGACTTAAATTGGTAAGCGTAGGCGTCACCCTGAGAAGGTTCTTGGCCCACGCTCTTATCGTCAATGACTTCGTTAGATGAATTCGAGTCATTAGAATTAATGTCATTCAATATAGTTTCATTGTCAACATCATACATTATTGGACGGGTACTCCCTCAGGTGAAGGGGCTGGCATAGCCCTACCTTGGCCTTGTTGTGCAGGGGCTTGACCTACTGCGATTAGTACGCCTTCTTCAAACATGGTCAAAGCTTGATTGATCATGTCCAAGCCTTGCGGGTTTGCTTGTCCCTGTTCTAAAACGTTTGCAACAGTTCCCATGCCTTCAGCTATAGTTGAAACCATCTGTTCTAACTTTGCAGCTCCCTCGCCTGGTTGCGGCGCGCCTTCGGCTGGTGGTGTTTGCTCTGGTGGCATTTGATCGGCCATTTCTATACTCCCTGTTGTTGTTGAGCTAATTGGGCTTGCCTTTCAGCCACCCGTTGCAATATCGCCTCGCGGTCGGGATATTCGAGCGCGTCTAAAACTTCTTCTGCATCTATGATACCACGGTCGAAAAGCGCAAAAACTTTGCTTTCCTTTTCAGCCACGGTGAAAGGTAAACTTGAACCTGTATTTACCCTTATATCAAATTGACCGTTTATCAAATAGTTTTTCATCTCGCCTGTTTGCATGTCAACCACCGATGCTTGCCGTTGACCGTCCATCGTGGTTGTGAGATGCATCTTGAAATACCTCGCATCGTCCTTTTCGCCCGTTACCCGCACTACCCGTGGTTGCGAATACCGCTCCAAAACTATGTCAGCGTATTGACGGCCAACATCGCGCAGGTACATGTCAAGTTGTCTCTGCTTTTGGCGGATCTGCGTTTGACTTGCCGCTTGCAATTGCTCGATAGCGCTTGCAGCCGTTACGCTTCCAGGTGTTTTGCCCTGGCTGACATCTGTTTGACCTGACAAATTGTTAAAGTAGTTTTCAAACCGATCGATAAGGCTTAGAGCCGATGGTGATAGCTGAACGCCTGGCTCCCTACGGGCTTCGCTACCAGGTTCTTTTTCAACCACAAGCCCCGTACGGTTGACAAGCTTACGTGGGTTTATGCCCGAATCGGTCGAGACGATCCAAATAGGATTGCCCATATAGTTCATGACTTCGAGTGACGCATTGACCAGCTTATTAAACACCCGTTGTGGGCTTTCTAGGTTTTCTAACTCTGATATCCCGTAAAACTCACGCGGCAATACCCGATTGACGTACTTTGCAAAAGGAAAGCTTTGATTATCAAACTCTAGCGGCCCTTCTTCAAGTAAGATCCCGCTTGCAATCGTAAGCTTACGACCGTTCGGGTAAACCTTATGAACCTCGGTGGTGAGTATCGGGCTTCCCTCATCGTCCATCTCGCCCGTCTCAACTTCTACTTCCTTTGTATCATAGGGTTTCATCCACACTTCGAAAAGTAGAGTCTGGTCACTTTCCGAATCGGTGTACCCACTGAAGTAAGAGGCGTCTGGCATTTCGCGGTCGGTCGATTGCCATGCTAGTTTAAAATCGTTGATCGCAGTCTTAGACGATTGCACAAAGTCTGAAACATCGGATTTTATGACATCCTCAAAGTCAGGGTATTTCCTTTTGAGCCTTTGAGTATCTACGGGCTTAGCTACGATGAAAAATTCGGAATCCTTGCCGTTGATGTCTTTTGCTTCAAAGTCAGGATAGCAATAAAAAGGGTCTTCGCTTTCGTAAGTAGCAGCTCCCACGCCGTACATCGCTTCAGGGTCGTAGCCTTGTTGCGAGTAGCCTATCCCGTAAAGGTTTCCATCGATAACAATCTCTGTAAGCACCTCTAGCCAGTTATTTGACTCCCAATCAAACTCAACTAGCTCATTCATTACTTGTGCAAACTCAGTATCTTGAGGCTCTGTCGGTACAAACGTAATCCGTGGCCTAGCATCCGTTTGAAGTGCCACGCCTGAATTAATAGCCGAAGCAATCAGGTTTACAATCTCTTTTTGCCGAAACCTCGGCATCTTGATGCCATCCCATTGGTCGCCCCGATACATTTTGTAATAATGCAACCAATTGCAGGAATATTTATCCCTAACCTTCTTGGCCTTATAAAACATTTTCATGACTTGCTTGACAGTCTCTTGAGCTTCTTCCGGTTGCTCGGTCGATACTGCATCGTCGCCCATGGGCGCGTCATAGCTTTGCATATGTATCTTTTACCTTCTGCTCTCGTTGAGCTTCGAAGTGCTTATGTATTTTGTCCGGTGATTCGTTTCCAAGCTCTATCATACCACGTCTTTTTGCTTCCTTCGATGCCTGAACGGGTGTGAGGGGTTTGCCGAAAGCCGGATTGTAATCAAGTTGGTTCCAATCCTTTTCACCTGAGAAGTTTACCCGTCCTATGCGACGCTCTGTACGCGTCGTCTGGCATTTGGGGCATGACTCAGGGTCGTTCATTGCAGCCACCTGCTTTACGACTTCAAACCTATGGCCGCAATCGATGCAAGCATATGGGTAGTACGGCATTACCAGTCTTGCTCCTCTTCCACGTCTGCTAGAAGTAGATTATCAAAATAATGAAGTTTTAAATTCTTATCGGTTTGACCAGGGACACTTGGATCTTTTTTAATTCCAAATTTGGTATTTTTCAACCACTTGCATACGTAGCGGGCTGCGTCCATCGCGTGATCATGCTGTTTGACGGGCAAACGTTCCTTCTTATCCTGATCGGGCTTTACGTCGTCAATCGTCGGATAATGGTAAATCGCTATTTCGTCAAGAAAGTGCTTAGCCCTATTCCTCAAGACTTTGAACTTGCCGGTAGTGATCATCTCGTACATGGCATCCACGCCCGAACGGATATCATTGTCAGCTGGTATGGCAGTCAGCCCCGCCTTGTTTAACTCCAAAATATTCGCAGGGCTCGAAGGGTCACAAAGGAAACGCTCGACGCCATAAGTATCGCGAGCCATCCGGCAAGCCGCAACCACATCTGCGATTGTCTTACCTGACTTGTACCACTCGGAGACAAGGAAACAGCCCCACTTTGGGCAAACGGCAAAAATCAAAATCACGCCTGGATTTGTAAAACCCCAGTCCACGCCTGCAATGTAATAGGGACGAGCCTCTTGGTGGATGTCTGCAACCACGTGTGCGTCTTCGTCAAAGCAGTCGTATACCAATCCCTCAAGCTTATGGAATTCACCGCCAAACATCATGTTGAATCTGCGCGGGTCCATCGTCGCACGCTTGCGCTCGTACTCGGCTTGCGGAAAGTAAGGGTTCTCATCAGACCTGGCTTGAATGATATCAACGTCAGGCAGTTCGCCCATTTTCTGCCACGGTCTTATGTAGTCGGTATATACCCAATTGAGGGAATAAGGCGAGCTTGTATAGCAAATAGGGGATTCTTTAAACGCTGCGCGTGCTTGAAGGTTCTCATGAAAGTAAAGTGGGAATAAGCCTGCCTCGTCGCCCCAAATTGAACGGCAATTTGTAATACCAACTACGCTATTCGGATCGGTAGCCGTGCGCATGAAGCATTTGCCACCACCGTGCATTTCAAATACAGCTTCAGCTTTGTTGTATGTTCCAACACCTTCCATAATTTCTAGGAACGCTGGTAACGTCGCTTGTTGCATCGTTTTGTAGGTTGGGGCTGCGATAATGAACGAATCTGACTTGTCGGTAAAGGTATGCATAGCAATTTTCGTACGCCACGCACCGACGCGAGTGTTATGGGTCACTGTTTGGTTTTCGCCCACAAAACTACTTGTTGGGCTTTCCACTTCAAAACAAATTGTTTCCTTTTTTCCTGTGCTTTCAATACCATACAAAACTTTGTTTTCTGTATTTTCATGCACAAAATAGTTTTGTGCCTTTCTTGATAAATAGAATGGATTATATTTTTTTAAAATAATCGATACTCGATACGCTAGCCGACATCGTGTTTTCTTGTCTGTTATCCAAGCTTTGCCGGATAAGCTTTCCACCAGATATTGAACGTCCGAAGCCAATTGCTTTGAAGTCGAATAAAATTCAATATATTTGTTTCTCTTCACCGTTCCGTCGGTATCTAACAAACCTCTAAGAAGATCAAGCCTTTGAGTGATTGAGCCGTATTTGTAAATATCAGGTACGTGCTTTTCAGGCGATTTTTTTCCGTACAATTGTAAACGCTTTAATTCCGATGTTATCCTTGAATAACCGTATCCGTTGCTATCCCGCTTGGGTATAGACTCTTTTATTATCCAGCCGTACGGATCGCCTTTTTTCTTGGTTATCGATATCCCTTCGGGCAATTCCCTGCTTATGCGCTCCACGATTTCAATATCTGCCAAGGTTATTTCGCTGCTTTTGGTTATACTGCCATCGCCTAACAGGCAACCAATGATATAAGGCGATATCAAATATTGTTTCGTCGGCATTTCCACAGCGTTAGAAATGCTCGGTAGTTGAGCTTTGCCTAAATAATGAGGCTTCAAAAGAATGTCAGTAGTTGATTCTACCCTTTCCGCCCTATCGCTGCGCGGCTTGATTATATGTAAATGCTGGTCATCGCATTCAAAGGTGCGACCATCTCTAAAGATAAGCTTATAAGTGGGACGCAAGCCTTGAGGATAAACCCCTACCACCTTTGTGGGTTTGCCGTTCCGGTCTATTAACCAATCGCTAGTTTTGATGCTACCTGCCTCGCGATAACCGTCGGGTGTTAGAACCTTTGCGCTAACAGGTACGCCTTTCCCAAATTGAATGCCACAGGCAAGTATAACCATAGGCTTTTTGGAAAATAGAACTTTCTCTTGTTTTTGAGAGTGAGGTCTAAAGCGTAATGGTTTCGCCACGCACGTATTCCCTTTGCGCAGTTTTGCCGTAAACTTGCTCGATCGCGTTCATATAGTTCTCGCAGTCGGAAGTGCCGCGAAAAAAACCGATGTTTTGTAAGTCAAAGTCTTCGCCTGCTTTGATATCCTTGATTGCAACCACGCGCCTATTATGCCTAAGCCTCATCTCATGCTCACCGGCTTTCAACAAATTCGATGGCATCCGGTTTTTCAAGTCCTCACATAAGAAAGCAAACTCGGCTGGCCCTACCGAATGGGGGCTGTCAGGATGGCCTTGAATACCAAGAAAGTTGACATGCTTTTCAACCACAGGGAAGTTAAATATATCATGCGCAAGCGTTAGCTCGCCCACGCCTTTTGTGTGGTCTGAGATGCCCACCCTGTCTTTTACCAAAAGCTCTAAGTCTCGCACTGCTTTTAGATCGATGTCAGTGCTAGGGTATTCCGAATCGCAATAAAGAAAAGTTGCACGCACCCACGTTGCCACGGCTCTGACTTCGTTTAGAGTATGCCCGCCCGTTGATATGAATAGAGGCTTTTCGGTGGCTGCATGAATCCTGCTAGCTACTTTGAGTAGCGACTTATGCTCCATGTCAGAGCTTGCGATTTTGATAAAATCAAGGTGTTTTTCGTGTCGTAATAGTTGCTCGTGGTCGAAAAACGTCACTCCGAAATCTATCTCTAATTCCTTGGCACGCTTCGATAGATCGTAAATCCAAAAGGGACTGATTGAATAATTTTTAAACGTTGGGATATGCCTACCGTAGAGCGACCACGAGTCAAAGCATTGAAACTTGACCGCATCCGCTCCACTTGCTTTTGCGTGATAGATCGATTCTAAGCAGTCGGCTTTTGTTTTAAAACAACTACCAATCTCGGCTATGATATACGTCACTCTTGTTCTTCGCTTTCTGCTTCCACGTCAAGGATGTCGGCCTTTTCCGCTAGTAGCTCAACCGTATCGCCATTGAGTTTTTCAACCACCGCCGGTTTTATTCCCTTGACTTCTATCTCGTGCTTGTCTCGCCATTGGTATCTATTTTTCATATTGAAAATCCATGCCGGAGCCGAGAACCTGGGAATCTTGCCAGCACTGGCGTTGCGCCCGATCTTCTCCCAAAACACAAGCCCCTTGGACATTCCTATTTGTTTTGCCTCACGAAACTTTGGGTTTGCGGCTTCCCAGCGCCATAGCGTGGTTAAAGGCACGTCGCATTCACCTGCAAACGACTCAAACGATAAACCCGTGGACATATGCTCGATAAGTTGCTCGCAGTATTCCGGTTTGAATTTTGTTTCTCTGCCTTCAGATTTTCGCGCTGGCCTTTTGCGAGGCTCACCGGCTTTCGTATAGCCGAAAGGTGCTTCTTTATCGCTCATATTGTCTAAAACCCTTGCGCTACTTGCGTTCTATGAGAAACCAGGCTATACGTGTCAATACAATCGCTGATGTTATTGTAATGCAAAACGTAATAAAACAAAAAACGAAAGGATTATCAATGGTAAACAAGGTTTTTCTCATCGGAAATTTGGGTAAAGAAGTGGAGCTTCGAAATACGCAAAGCGGGAAATCCGTCGCAAAACTTTCGGTCGCTACCACCGAAAATTATACCAAGGATGGAAATAAAGAGGAAACCACCGAATGGCATAACGTCATTGTTTGGGGCAGCCAGGCAGAAAGCTGCGCCCAATATTTGGTAAAAGGCCAAAAGGTTTACGTCGAAGGCAAAATTCAAACGAGAAGCTATGACAAGGAAGGTGCGAAGGTTTATGTGACTGAAATTGTAGCGCAGCGGGTTCAGTTTTTGGAAAAGCCCAAAGGTGCTAGTAGTGAAAAGCAGGCAACCACGCAGGCCAGCTTCGATGACATACCGTTTTAGGAGGCGACAGATGTTTATTTCTATGAAGCTATACGCTTACAGCCCTAACGAAGCAACGGACGATAACGGCAACCCAATAGGGTGGTACAAGCCGCAAGTCCATGAGCTTTATCTTAAATTGCAGGATATTCTTGCTATTGAGTATGTGGAAGATCTGCCCATGTTTTTTAATGCCGAACTTGACTGGCGCGGCCTAAATCTTTATCTCGTCACTGTAAAAGATGAACTCGTCAACAGCGTACCTCGCATAAACGATCAAAGTTTTTACGCTCAATTAGATGAAGACACCGAGTCATTTTTACTTAATCAATCAAGATGCCCCTAAATATTTTAATTCTCGCAATCTTCGGTTTGCAACCACCCAGAGCATTCGAGATACCATTGTCGCTGCTTGTGGGTGGCTTTCTGCGAATATGATCGGCAAACCGTCAGCCATCCATCCCATGATGCTACCAATTGCAGAATTTGGATGCACGTTGGATTTGTAATTGCCCTGCACGATATCACACCACCGACACTCAACCACCAGTGCGCGAGTTTGATACGCCTTGAGCCTTTGCAGTTCTCGTTCAAACCTTTCGCGCTCACGCCCAAAGCACTGCCCAAGGTCATCGAGGCTTTTGCGTTCGATGGCAACCAAATGCTCTAGCCCCTCGATTGAGTAGTCGCCAGTCGGTAGCCCTTTCCTCACTGTCGGAATTTCGATGTCACCCGCTTTCAACTTCAGTGGCTTTTGCTCGCGTGTATCGATCACCGCCCGCCACGTCACTGCATCTTTTTTCATCACCCCCCCCCCCTTTCCTTTTCGCTGCCGCTTTGCCTCTTTTTTAAGCAATCCGCTGGGGCGGATTGTGCAACCACCTTGGGGTGACTGCTACTTGTAACTCTGGTGGTACCACCTAACAAATTGGTATCATTGACGTAATCGCGTTTTTGACGGTAACCAAACATGCTTAAAAAAACTTTTCTACTTTTCCTATATATAGCCCTATATATATATATATATATATATATTCTTATATATAACTATTTTTAAGGAAAGGATGGTTACCTGGGTACATAGGATTTTCCCTTCGTCATTTCAAGGGGATAGGGGAAACCGCGAACATGGGTACCCACGGTCCCCTCAGGTTACATCATTTCAACCTTACGCCTGCCACCATTTTCACGCATACACCAAACTTTTTAACTGACATCGAATAATGATCTCGTTTTAACTTGCTCGCCACGTACCGTCTAAACTTTTTATCGAATGTTCTTTTACGCCCAATGCTTGGATGCGCCATGTAAATCTGGTTGAGAACGTTCCTAAAATCCAAAAGACTTACCTCGGCTTTATGGCCGACTGCTTCAGGGTCCAAAATAAAATATTGATCGAAAAGAACGTCCAAGTCAGATTCAGTTTCCGATACAACGTCCAAAATAGGGTCTAGATTCGCCGAAACGTGGTTGCCAAGGGTAAAGTATAGGTCGAGGCAATAGCCGTGAATATAGGGCATTTCTGGCGCGATTCTGGCCAACATTTGAGATACCGATATCCTATCGTCATCTGGAATCACTCCATTGATCGAGCAAGGGATAAGCCTTTCTTTAATAATTGCCTGATTATTAAACACTTCTAGCACGTCCCTGTTGCAATTCATGTAGAAGTTGCCATAGAGCTTCGTGTCGATCGCACCCTTGTAGGGCTTTCGTATTTCGATGGTATCCGAGCCAGTGATTCTTTTGAAAAGCTCCGAGCCGATAAACTTCGAATCCACTTCGTCAATACCCCAAGCGGTTTTGTTTTCAAGGCTCATCAAAGCATAGCGGTCAGTCCAATTGCCGGTGAAAGTCTGCCAGCCAGGCCCAAATATTTCACGCAGGATTGATAAAAACATCGATTTACCGCACCCTGGCTTGCCAAAAATCAATGGTGCCATTTTCCTAATCGGCTCACCTGCGAGGCTTGCGCCTATCACTTGGCAAAGTGCGCGTGCGTTTTCCATCCTGTCGATGAAACTAAAAAATATCGGTGCGGCTTCCCTTGGCGCGGGGTGGTTGCGAATCGGCTCGAAGTCGTAGCGGTGGAAGCAAAAAGTAAAATCGTTTGGGGTTTTCAGGTAGCCAGTCGGCTTGGTCTCGCCCATGAATAGACGTTTTTCCATCAGGCTTTCGGCAATCGCCTCGGTGCGCTTGACGCCCAAGCAATAAACCCGCGTAGCTTTCACGGTGTCTAAAAAGTTTGCCCAAAGGTCGCCTAGCGCGTTAACAACGTGCGCTTTCGAGACAAACTCGCATAGCCCGCGTGCCATATCCACTTTTAAATATTGAAGTTTCTCATCAGGATTACGCCTATAGCCAAAGTAAGGAAACGTATCCACAAGCTTCGCCTCGTCGTCGGACATCAGGCGTGGTTGCATGCCCCCGCCAAACCAAATGCAAAGCTCGCGCTCTATTACGTCCCGCCCGTAGCCTTTCGGTATCGGCTCTTGCTTGGGTGGTGGCATCGGACGCTCGACGGGTTTCAAATACTCAACGTTCGCATTTTCGTTGTTGCTTGATTGATCGGCTGGTTTTTGTGGCTGATTTTTGTTATCTTCGGTCATGATTGATAACTCCTATAGTGGTTGTTAAACATGATTGATGACTCCTATAGTTTGGTAAACATGATGGATGGTTGATAAACATGGTTAGCGACTCCTGTAGTGGTTGGTAAACATGCTTGGTAGCTCCTATCGTTGTTATCTTTCATAAAGGGTTGTCTCCTTTTTTGATGGTTATCGATTCCTTTTGTTCGACATTTTGTTTGTTCACGAAAAGCTAGGTTGACGCTGCCTGGCTTTTTGATTTTTAGGTAAAAGCACTGAATACCGTACGCTCAATTTCACGAACGGTAAACCCCTCGCTTGGGATATTAGAGCCAGCGATAAGCGATGAAACTTCGTGACAAGAAAACTCCAACTTGCTCAATTCTTTTGCAATGCGAAACGTAGTATCGTTCCTTTGGCCGGACGGTATGCCTTCCCTCATGAATTTTAAAATCCAAGGTGGAAGTTTGTCTTTTGAGTAGGTTTGCTTGTTAAATCTATCCCAAGCTTTAAGAGATTCGCGTGCTTGACTGACGTCCACGGGAGCAACCACCATGCCGTGGTATTGCAGACTCTCCACGTGGTTGCATGGCCAAAACAACCTAGCTGCGTCTTTTGCAGCCGGATCGCAGTGGTAGCGCGCGCACAGAGCGCGCATAGTTTCCTCATAAACAAGCCTATCCCGTATCACTTCACTTGCTTTGAGAAGCACCCTAAACCGATCTGCCACCACGCCATTCTTTTCGACGCGGTGGTTGCGGGTCGTACCGATAATGTGAAGGTGGTTTGCAAAAGTTTCTTTTGCTTCGTCAATGGAAAGCCCCTCGTCAAAATCTAAAGCAAGCCACATAGCGCACCGGAAGTTTGCTTTTTTCCGAATCCCGCCCGCCCACAAGCAAGGCGACCACGCGTATTTTGTGATAACTTTCGCAGCTTCACCAGCCGTAGGACAGTGGATGCCCTTCCACCCAGCCGCATACAGCTTGCCGTTGCCGATATTTTTTAGATCAAAGTGACGCATCAGCATTGTCTTGACATTTCCAAGTCGCTTGGTAAAACGAATCAAAAGGTTTTTTAAAACATTGGAGGAAAACGGTGAGAGAAGCAACAAAAATTAAGATTCAAGAAGCAAAAAAACTGGTAGCAAACGGCATGACAATTACGAAAGCGTGCAAGCAAGCAGGGATTCATTCGGGTCAATATTATCAGTTTAAAAAGCTATCGGTGAAAAAACCGGCCAAGCAACCACCGGAGCAGGTGGTAGCAACGGCAAAGCGGGCATCTGGCAAACTCACCCTTGAGCAGGAAAACAAAATTTTGAGAGAAGTTGTTATCGATTTAACTTTGGAGCTTATGCGTGGTCGCTAGAAAAAAAATCAAAAAAGACTCTCACTTTATGCTGCGCCTTGACAAGTTTCGCCTGCTAGTTCTCAAACAGCTAGCAGAGCGGGAAGGCGTGACGGCAAGTGAGTTAGTCAGACGGTGCATCGACAAACAAATTATAGAAGAAGGCAAAAGCCAATATGAAAACATCAAACGAGATAGGAAACCTCGCGAAGTCCCTAGTCGCAGCCCAAAGCCAGATGAGTCAGGCGTTAAAGGCAGCATCGAACCCATACTTTAAAGCAAAATATGCAACGTTCGAATCTCTTATCGAGGCATCTCGCCCCGCGCTGGTTGCAAACGGGCTAGCCGTATCTCAAGGTTCCGATTTTATCGATGGGCGGGTGGTTGTTACAACTATGCTCATCCACGCATCGGGCGAGTGGTTGCAAACATCTGTAAGCCTACGCCCCGTAAAAGACGATCCGCAAGCAGTAGGTTCTGCAATAACCTATGGTAGGCGGTACGGATACCAAGCAATCGTTGGCCTTGCGCAAGCAGATCATGATGACGATGGCAATCACGCAAGTGGTAAAAGCGAAGAACTAAGACGAGAAGCTTTTAAAAACGCAGCGAGGAAAGCAGGCGTTAAATCTCTAGCCGACATGAAAGCTATGTACATGGATGCAGTCAAAGTAGGTTTTAAAGAAAGTGAATACCCACAGTTTATTAAAGACTACCTGGAGCATAAAAAATGACTGACGTAATAAAGAAACTAAGCGATGCAGCTTACGAATTATCTCAACTATGCGCTAAGATCGACGATCACGACGGCGTGGAAATTGACCAGGCTTTGATTGATGATTTCCAAAACGCGCTCGGTGACGTCACAAAAGCAGTCGATCGTAGGAAGTTATTTATACAGACGATTGACGCCCGCATAGCCCTAGCAAAAGATTACAGGGATCGTGGGGCGCAAGCAGTCAAAAGCTTAGAAAATTTGAGACGTAGGACGGTGGATGCAACCAAGTTTGTAGTCGCAAACAACCCCAACATCCCGTTCAGAGACGCCCTTGGCAAGCAACTTAAAGTCATTCCAAATCAGCCAAAGCTTGTCATAACGAGTCACGGCTGGCATGGCACTGAGTTTGAGCTTACAGTCGAAGAAAAGGTGGTTGATAAAGAAGCTTTGAAAAAGGCTTTGCTTGAAGGCAAAAAGTTTGAGTTTGCGACGTTAGAGACAGGCACCCAGCTTAGAGGACTGAAATAAAAAAACCCGACTCTGGAAAATCGGGCTTTTCGAAGGCTTTTCGTGCTGAACGACATCGGAGAGTATTTATTATCTCCGAATTTGGCTAGCTGGTCAATATGGTATTTTCCAAATCCCTGGCTCGATTCAACCAGCCAGCTAGAAACACCTTCATGCTTGGCTTTCGCCTCACGATATCGTGATAATATTCTTTTTGCTTGTTTGCTACGAGCATGGCCCTTGCACGTGGTTGCTCAACGTGATTCGTCTCATTCAAAAATTGTTGCGCCTTGCCACCACCGGAATTGACTTCAGTATTGAATACCGCAAGGCTTAAAGGCCACTCAAGCTTGCCTGCTCGCGTGTCCCAGTAATCTCTTTTGTAAATTTCTTCAACCAGTGAATCAGGCATCGTGCAAACATCAGCACGCCACCCTGCCTGCCTTGCCCTAGCTGTTGTAATACCTCGGTAGGTCCTACCACCAGGGTCACTTGGATGGTCAGCGCAACCACCCTCCCATTTCAAAATAAAGTCTAACGCCTTTTTAAAATCGTCACCTGAGACGCTTGGCAGTCAATCAAACGAGAAATCAGCTGGTAGCCTGATAAAGCCTTGCACTGTAGTTAGATAACGGTAAACTATTGCGGTTTTGTCGCGATAATTTCCTTCGTAACAAACAAGTGCAGTACCATCCTTCTTGGCAAAAAACCCTATGTGATCTTCCCAATCGTTATCTGGATTCGTAGGATTTGACCAGTCAAAAAGCACGATATCGCCTGGTTTCGGCTCAACACCCGCCACATTCGGCAAGTAGTAATTCTTTTCGATCGCCCATTGCTGCCACGCCTCAACTAACGCGCTGGTATAACCGAATTTAGACGGCATATTCAAAGGCACTTCAACGCCTGCTTCCTCTAAACACCACGTTACAAACGCCGCGCACCATGGAAATCGTCCTTTGCCAAAAACAGGTTCAAATTTTTTCGTATACTTTCTAGCGCCTGAGTCATCCCGCCAGCCATAATTTCCCGCTGCTTCGCGCCCTGCTATCTCTAACAACTTTTCGTGAAAGCTTTGCGTGGTAGCAATTTCAGGGATTTCCTTGCCAGCCGGTGCAACTAAAAACGTGAAGTAATCAGGGTTTCTCGCGTACTGATCGACCAAATCTTTAAAATCTGCAAAGTCCTTCGTTTTTTCTTTTAAGACGGGCTTATAGCCATCGTAGAATACGATGACTGGTTGCCCGTCTTCATCTCTGAATAGTTCAGCCCACGTTGCCTGCATAATTTAGCCTCGAATAATTTAGCCTCGAATAATTTTTATCAGTTCCCAAACTTTGACGATAACGCCTAAGCTCTTTTCAATCACTTCTTCGACGTGATCGTCTTCTAGGTCAAACTCATCAGCAGCCCATTTGACAAGCTCGTGAGCGTCTTCTACCACGAGATTTCCTAGCTCACTAGGGATTTCTGAAATATTGTCAAACGCCGGCCCAAAAGACGGTAAAAGCGTAAAAAATAGGCTAGCGTCTTCAAGCCCAATCTTTCCGTCTTCTAATGCCTTTTCAGCGGTTTTTGCAAGTGCGAAAACAAATGAAAGCAGTTCTTTAGTTTCTTTTAAAGCAGTCATGCTCGAAATCTCCAAAAAAGTTTGGTAGAAGTATACTATGAACGAGCAGGCAAAGGCAGAAAAATGAGCGACAATCATAAATTAGACATTGGCTCGGACGTCTGAGATTGCAAAACAGACTAGGGCAATCGTTGCCCCTCTTAATATTATCGTAAGCGAAGGGGCTTGGGTAAATATGGTAGCCGATGATACAATCACGCGAGTCAACGTAGCGGGGTATTACGTTGACACAGTTTAAAAAACCAGACCTTTATCCTTGGTATTGCTTATGGGTGTTTTTCATCGTCTTGTTCATCGCCTTTTGTCTAGCTACCGCCTAGCAGCCCTTGCTACCACCCTCTACGTGGTTGCATCGTGCGAATCAATTCCAATATTCAAAGCAGGTCCCGATCCTTCAGTCAGGGGCAAATTTTACAAACGAACGCTACGCATGGAAATAAACGGCAAGCAATGCGTGGGTGCCTGTGTCGTCCCGAAAGCCTTGACATATCAAATTAAGCTCATGTTTGATGCTCACGTAGATCGCATTAGGTGGAATACCTGTCACAGTTTCCAACATATTGTCATTCGAGCCAAGGAATATACATTTTCTTACAACCCCGTGCCTGAACTGGAATCAAGAAAGTCCTGCTTGCTAGCAGTCGAAGGTCTAAGCCATCACGCCAATCATCAGTGGGGCATCTTGGAATTCGAAGGCTACGAAGGACTAAGCGTGGATGCAACACTTTATTGCGACGGTGATTACAGAAAACCCAAAGGCGTAGGAATCTGCCAAAGCTTGCAGGGTCTAACGCAGAGGATAATATTTAAGCAAGCCATGGAAGTAGTTCATCCTGATCGGTGCCCGCAACCACGCGCTGTCGATCGAGGCTATACATGGGATTTCGATACGGGTCCAAATTACTGCCTATACCGCTTCTACGACAAAAAAACATATAAGCAGTTCAGACTTGTCACGGTAGGTTTTGACGAGGTATGGGATAAGGACGTATTAAAATGAATTTTGCACTTGACATATTTGTGAAAGTAGCTGGATTTGTATTCGACTTCTTCGTTAAAGACGATAAGCGTAGAACGAAATGGCGCGAAGACTTTCGCGAGCGACTCAAATATTACAACTACGACAAGATGGCTGAGATTTGTAAAGAAGACGATGAACTGAAAGCAGAGATTGAAAGGCGCAGGCGCGGTGGTAGCTAAGGGTTTAACGTCTCACACCTGCTTGTCATGCGCTCAAGAACTGCAATTTTCTTTTCATGCTCTAATATCAACGTATCGTATTTTTCTATTTTCTCAAGACGGATGGCAATCGCAGTCAAGTCCTTTTGAACCTCGTGCATCGTTTTGACAACGTTGTCGAGGTCTTTAAAAGCACGCTGCAAGTAAAGTTTCGCGAGAAACACCACCGTTCCTCCACCTGCCGCGCTTCCCACGACCGAGCTAATTGATATCTGGTCAAAAATTTCCATTTTTTGCCCTATCGCCAAAGTTTGGCAAAACGTAATCTCGGTTTTTGAGGGAATTTTGCTTATGTTTATTCTACTTCATGTATCAATTTGATACAAGGTGTGCAGATTTTTCATATTTATGACGAGCTGATATCACAAGCTATTTTGTTTTTTCTCAAGGTAATTCAATTCCACCCGTAAAGATAACTAGCCATAGGGTTTGGCGGGATGGCTACCCGCCTTTTGCCAGACCCTCAACCCTTTACCCTATGAGGTGTGAAATGAAGTATTTATCTGTAAGTTTCGGTGTTTTAGGTTTTTTATTGACCGGATGCGGCTCGGATAGCTCAAGCCCACAAGCAGAGCCAGAAGCGGTGGTTGCTACCACAGACGAGCCTCAATCAAACGGACTAACGCTAGCCGTTAACGCTATGGCGGAATTGCCAGCTTGTAATGAGGAAACCAAGGGGCAAACCTATTTTGTCAAAGAGCAAAAGGCCATCTATGCCTGTTTGGAAACGGAATGGGAAGTGGCTATTGAAGGTGAAAGGCAATCTGTTTTCGTGTCTTGTAATATTCCACCTATTCAAAATATTGTAGCTGAAGGCGACTATATAATTTTTGATTCGGTCGAATTTTATGTGACGAATAACTTTTTCACTATAGGGGCGCAAGGATTTTATTATATTGGGATATCTGGATTTGATACATTTTCACAGTACATATCAGCGCCATTAAGCGCGGCTGATGAAGAGGACAAACCTCGTGATTTTTCATCTTTTCCTGAGTCAGTGAGAAGCGTGGTGGATGAAAACAGTATTTTTATAGCTGTCAGGCCATATATTACAATAGCTATCAATGCTATGACAAAAGCCTATCACGTTTTTGGGCCAAGCACTTCAGAGTATCCCTTGTTATCACAAGGTTCTTGCGAAACTCTATAGTTTATTCGCTACCCTAAGCCTTGCGCTAAAGACGCCTTTGACCACGTTCTGACTTTAGACTGTTAGCAAAAGCACAAATGGAAAATATTTCATTGCTCTAATTCCGCCAGGGTCGCATCGTCATTGATGGTCGGATCTATCTTATCACGAAGGATATACTCACCGGTAGGCGTGGAAATCAATTTTGTGGCAGGTTTAGGGCTATGTCTTACCTGCTCGTATTTAATTGGAGACTTGCGAAAAATTTTAAAAAGCAGGACAGTCTGACAAAATAAAATAACTATTATCATCAAACCGAAAGATATGTATATCAATAGAGTATCTCGTATGATTTTAACGAATAGAGTTTACAATCTATCCACCGACCGTTTTTGAAATAGAAATCACGTCTGACACCGTCGAGCTTCATGCCGAGGCTTACAAATAAATCACTCGCGGGGTTGTCCTGAAAAGTTTCGCCCCAAATTTGATGCAGATGCAATTCGTCAAAGCCGTACTTGAATAAAGTCTTCAAAGCCTTGCGGCACAAGCCTTTTAGTCTCACATGTTGCGCAATCCAGCAAGAAAATTCTGCCCTTTGATGCAAGTGGTTGATATCAGTAAGCCCACAAACACCCACAGGGTTCGAAGCATTATCGATGATCTCAAACATCAGGATATTTGGGTCCTCCCTTTGCTCGTGATACCACTGCGCCTGATCCATCTCATCAATCAGTTTGTATTGCCTGCACCACCTCATGCACTGCATGTCGTTGCGCTCTAAACGATAAAACTCAAGGTTTTCTTGTTTCAAAGGTCCAAGCTTGACGCCGAATCCGTAATCAATCACTTTTTTTGCTCGATTCTTGGTAGAAGACTTTCAAAGAGATCTTGTAAACATCAAGCGCGTTCATAGCTTTGTTTGGCTCGAAGCCTGTCAGTTCCTGGAAGTTTTTAACAAACTTTTGGCTATGTGAAGCCGCATCTTGCGCCGCCTTATCAACGTAATCAATAGCCTCAGCCAAACTGTCAATCTTTATTGTCGCTGGTTTTTCTTTTACCTCTTCGCTTGGAATCTCCACCACTGGTTGCTCGCTCATTTTTCTTTTCCTCTCTTATTTTCGCAGCCCACGGAAGCATGGGCTTATCATATTCAAGGTTGACCTTATTATCAGCTATATTCTTTTGAATTTGCTCGATGGCAAGCCACACCGTAGGTTCTTCCTTGGGGTTTTCAAAACCATAAAACCATGACTTGCAAAAAAGAAGGTAACACCTAGCGGCTTCTTGCATGAATATATAGACATCGTCGGGATTTTTAGAAGTAAGCACGCCCCTTGTCGGATATCCTTCAATCTGAATAGGTCCAAGGCTATTGAAGTGATCGATAAACCGTTGACCCTTTATCCACAGTTCATCCACAGAGTATTGCGGGTTTTTCACAAGTAGTTCACAGACTCTTTTGCATACCGCAAGGCTACCAGCTTCACCGGCATACGTGGATGAAACAAAGTAGGCCATATCGTCCATGATTTCCTTTTTACCACCGATGGCGGATAGGGGCATTCCATTTGCCATAGCCTTCCCTAATATTATCAGATCAGGCGTGACATTTGACCAACGTGCAACGGAATGTTTTTTAAAACGAAAACCTGTAATGACTTCATCGAATATAAGTAACGCGCCCGCTTTCTTGCAGGCGCTATAGAGCTTGTTGAGGTAGTGAATCCTCTCTTTTGAGTAATCTGTGATAACAGGCTCAACGATGACAGCAGCCACTTCTTTACTTATCTGCTCAAGGCTTTCAAGTTTTTGCGACCACGCATAGCCTTCAGGTATACCGCAAGCCGGTGGATGCAAATGCATAAACTCATCAGACCAGCCGTGGTAGCCATCTGTCAAAATCAGGTTTCGCCCCGTAGCATTACGGGCAATCTTGACAGCGCCCATACACGCCTCGGTGCCGGTTTTTAGGAATTTAAAACGATCGACAAAGCAAAAGATTTCTTTTAAGGCTTCGGCTGCCTCTATCTCGAATATAGTAGGGAGGCTATGGGAAAAACCTTGCCTGACCCCCTGAGACAACGCCCCAAAAACTGGTTGATTGTCGTAGCCAAACAGTGCTGCTCCCAAGCCGCCCATGTAATCTATATAAGCTAGCCCACGTTCGTCAAATAGTTTTGCGCCCTGGCCTCCAGTTACATGGGAAGGGTAGCAACCATCGATAAGCATTTTAGGGTTTTTGGAATTAGTTAAAGCCCCTTGAGCTATGCAGTTTCCAGCCCTTTGTCTTAAAGTCTGAATACCCCGTCCCCTTTCTCTTTTGCAATCTTGAGCTTTCGTTGCAAAACATCGTCATACATATTGGTAAACTCTAAATCTTTTTGCGTATCAACAGAGATTTTCAGGCTCGAATTGTCGAGGTATCCGACTACGTGCGCTATCCTTGCCCATGCTGGTTTTGTCTTTTGCAGTAGGCTTGTGACATGCTCCCGATGCAAAGGCGTGGTTGCATTTTCCATAAGCCAACAAAGCATCTTGCGGCTCATCACTTCGCAGTCCCAGCCGTCAGGATGCGTCCTCGTTTCAATGTCCACGTTCGAGCAATAGTCGTATTTGTAATTTGCGCAGGAAACAATATGCTTTGTTATTAAAAACGGTGGTATCAAAGGACAGTCGCCCGTTACTCTGCATATGTAATCGTAATCAGGGTTTTCAGCCACAAGCTTACCGTATCTGGAAAGCACGTCCATCTCATCACCTTCAACCACCCTTGCCAGTGGTTGATATTGCAAAGCCAGTGGGTCGCCGGTAGGTGTTAGCAGATAAACATCCACTTCGATATCGCTACCACGCCTATTTGTTATGTAACTCGCAGCATTGAGGCAAGCTTTCAAAGCCTTGCCCACCACCGATTCTCCGCCAATAAACATGGACGATTTACCTGGTAGCCTGGTGCTTGTGGACCTAGCCTGGACTCCTATGGCAACCTTAATCAATTTCGTACCATCCCTCGATCACTCGCTTGTGAGCTTCGATAGCGTACTTCCCATTGCCTTCAGGCTCGGCAAGCCACGCTTTCACTTCGTCCATATAAGCCTTGTCCATATAGCGGAAATTCACGTTGATGCCGTTTATCCTGCATTTCCAAATAGGGCTTTTGTTGCTTAGTTTGGGTTTTTTGGAAGCAAGCCCGATAATGTTTACGCAGTCCCATGCCAGCCCATCGCTACCACTTTTAAAATAGCTGTAGGTTGTTGGCCCTACCATGTCAAAAGATAGGTGACGGTATTGGTTGAGCATGGTTAGTTTTTTATATTTAAAGGCGTTTTTTACTTCGCTTAGGTCTTTTGAAATAGGTTTTTCACAAAGGATAGGCTTTCTTGTTTTTTTGTAAAACTCGATAGCCTCGCAATGCTTGTCAGTCGGGCTTGTTATCATGTATCGATCAAAACGCTTCGCCTGGTCCCAGTCATCCACGTCAAAACATTGATGCTCGATCTTGTAGAAGGTAAGGATAGACGAATACCGCTTGCCCATATTGCCGTTGCCGATAATTGCTACTTTCATTTTAAAACCCTCGCAACCAACGTCTCTAGTTGACTTGAATTAAATCGCTCTATCGATACCGAACTGATGGCTCGGTCATTTTCAGGATCGTATGAAATTTCCTCATGCAACTTTTCACCTGGTCGGAAACCAATGACTTCATATTCTGGCTCTGTTGCGCCTTCGTATTCAGCTACCGCATCGCCCAAAGCCTCGGTGGTTGCCGCCTTCATTTCAGGGATAACAAGGGGTTTGATGGTATTTCGTTCATCCCAAATCAGATTTGCTATATCGTCAATATGCACCCAAAAACGGGTCATGTCATAGTGAGTAAGTTTAGGCTTTTCGCCTTTTAAAATCGCATCCCTAAACTTATGCAAAACGCTTCCACGGCTACCAAGGACGTTCCCATACAGAAACGTGGTTGCATCGTCTTTATCCTGCAAATACTTTTGCCCCAAGGCTTTTGCCATGCCGTAAGCATTGATCGGACGCACTGCCTTGTCGGTGCTTGTAAAAAGATACTTAGCACCTGCAAACCTAGAGTATTTGTAGGTATTGACCACACCCTCATAGTTCACCTTGACGGCATATTCTACGTTTGCCTCGCATACCTCAACGTGCTTACTTGCAGCGAGGTTGATAACGTAATCCGCCCTGCGTGGTAGCTTGTCCCACCAGTCGGTATTGCTTACGTCACCTAAAATATATTTATGACAGCCGAATTTTTTTTCGTGGTCTTTTTGCCTAAGCTCGCAACGGCTTACGATATAAACGTTGCATATGTTAGGCCACGTTTTATCTCTGATAACTTCCGTTAAGGCATGGCCAAGGCTACCAGTCCCTCCGAATATAACTACGTTCATCGTCTATCCTTAGGGCTGTACATGAATATTTGCGAGGGATCGACTACCTGCGTAATCACCACGGCACCACCACGGTTTAGCTGGTTGAGTAGCTCGGTTGCGGTTGTGGTCAAAGGCTTTTCAGTAGGATCAGGCTTTCTGGTTTTGAGCTTGTACCAAAGGACAAAAAAACAGATTGCCAAAGGATTGAGCAGGCAAACGCCTAGCAGTAGATAGGAATAAAACATTAAATACCTCAATACATAAGTATGAAACTACGCAGATTCTAGCGCATCCAGTCTGGCTTTTAAAGAGTCGATTTGCGCTTGCTGCTCTTGGATTGCCTTGGTTAGCACAGGGATAATTCTAATGTACTCCATAGCCAACTTATCCGCTGGACTATTTTCGTCATTTTTGTCTATTAAGTCACCAGTGCTATACACAGATTCAGGGATAATAGGTTGAGTCGTTTGCGCTCCAAAACCTATATCCGTTTTACCAAACATTTCATATTTTATAGGTTTTAATTTTAAGACTTCTTTTAAACCGTAAGGTATTGGTTCAATATTAAATTTTAATCTTTCGTCAGATGTTTGGCTTCCTACAACGGTACCAGAGCTTGTTCCAACGTTAGAGCTGTTATTTGTGATCATTAATCGATCGATGCCATCCACATATATCCAGTCGTTACCAGCATCAATAGCGCGCAAATAAATATAAGCAGATTCATTAAAACCGGATTTATTTATACACCCAAAAGTGCCAATAGTACCGACGGCAGTAGTCCCCAGCTTAAATGATTCTATAGATTGATTATTTGCTATGGTAGCCCCATAAGCATAAAACCCAGTTTCACCAACAGCAGGTTTGGTTTGTAAACTTATAGAAGATGATTGAACAGCACCACCAATCCCCACATTCCCGTCTGTGTCAACAGTTATAACCGTATTAGCGTTAGTAATATCTTCAAGCTTCCATTTTTGTGAATCGGAAGTATCACAATAGGCATTCCATTGTTGAGTAGGTGAGGCCGCAGTGCCTCCGACTGTCCATCTAGCAATAGCGTCACCGGCTGTTGTGTGTATTTGAAAACCGCCATTATCTTCGGTTAAAAGCCTGCCCGTGGTTACAGTGACGGCCTCATTAAATGTTGTGGTGCCGTCAACGGTAATCGTATCACCTGAAGCATCGCCTATATTCACATCGCCATTAAAAGTTGCCGCACCATTGAAAGTCGTAGTACTTGAAAACGTGGTAGCCGCTACAAAAGTAGGCGTGGCATTCACGGTCAAAGTATCACCAGCCGCATTGCCTAACGTCACGTTACCGTTTGCCGTAAGCGTGGATGTTAGAGTTAGGGTGTTAAAACTCAGATCACCCGTCCCGTCGGAGATCGCATTTAAAATATCTTGGAAGTTTGTATTCACGTCCGGTGCCGATGCCACACTTCCATTAGAGAAGCTGTAAGTAACTGAAGGTATTGCCATTTATTGTCTCCCGAAATCGAAGCGATTTGCTGGTGATTGATTTAAAAAATTAGTCCGTCTCTCGTCTTCTCGTTGAACGCCAAAGCCGAATTGAGTTGCAGCCACAGGCGCTTTTGTTTCAAGTACCCTTCTTCCTGCCCTAGAAAAAACATCTACGCCTAAAAGTGGATCAGAAATCATATTACGCCTAAACGTGTCCTCGGAAGCAGCTAGTTCATCTAATATTTGTTTGACAAAAGGGATTTTTTCGGCTGTCAAAAGCTTTGAAACCCTTGCTACCCAACCAGACCTAGACTGGTTGCCTATCTCCTTCGGGTCTGGGAGAGAATTGATCCAAATTCGTAAGTCTTCAGCTTTCTGTAGCGCGTCTTCTCCAAATAACAACTTTTTGGCGTTTGCAGGAAGGTTCTCAACCTTTTTTAATATCGCCTTTGGCGTGCCAGATCTTTCAGCCATCTTTTGGATAACAGCGTCTCGCATGATTTCAAAAGCTTCAGGAAATTCATCGCGCAAAACCTTGATTCGCTCAGTATCTTGAGTATCTAGGGTTTGATAGATATATTTAGAATCTGCGTATTTATTAAAAAACTGTTGCAGCCCTTCTCTTGGCCCTAGTTTTATTTCTTTACCGCGTGGCAAAATAGCCGTATTGAGATCGTCAATTACTTTTTTGTATTCCTGATCTGCCTTCGATAAGATTTTGACTGCTTTATCAGCCAATTCCTTATCACCACTTGCTTTTGCAGCATTTACTAACGCTTCTTTTCTCCAATCGCTAGCCGCCTTGTAAAGCTCTCTCGCAGCATATTTCGTGTTAGGGCTAGATTGCGCATCGATCATACCACCGATGGTAGTCCTAAAAACTTTAATGTCATTTATGTTTTCTAAGGTTTTTGAATCTTCGATAATACTTCTTACAAGATTGACTGTCTTGCGGTCGCCCTTTAGACGTTTAATTATTTCGTCACCACGTTGCTCAAAAGCATTTTTTGCAGCCTGCTTTTCTCCAACTGCCGCAAGTCCTTTGGATGAACTTAAAATCGGAAGTTGTCCCAACGTCTCTTCAAACTGTGAGTAAATAGCTTCGGGTTTTTCAAGGCGGTTTTCAATCACCTTCACTATTTCATTTTTTGCCTGAACGCCTGAAATTTCTTTATCAATAAAGGTGTTTGTTTTTAAGATATCATCTGCTACCGATTGAACTATTTTTTTATTACGTTCTTTTTGCGTCCTAAGTGGAGCCGTTTGGAATATTTGCCGCTGGTTGAAAGCTATCTCTTCCATTTCCTGCAAAGTTTTAGAGTCAATAAGTTGCCCTGGCGTAGGTCGCAATCCTAATCTTTCAGCAGCCGCTTCTATTTCCGCCCGTTCAGGTTTTACCGTAGCACCACCAGCTAGCTTGGCCATAGCTTTTCCAAGCCCGCGACCGGTAGCTTTTAAAGCTTCGCCACCTATCTTGCCTATCGCGCCACCAGCCGCGCCAAAGCCAGCACTTTCGGCAACCAGCAGGGGATCAATCTCGCGCCTAACACCCGTAGCCTTGCCAACCGCTTGCCTTGCGGTTTCGGCAAGCCCAGCACCCACCGCACCACCTGCGACTGCGCCAGGTAAACCACCTACGCTACCACCGAGGAAACCAAACCCCGTAGCAATTCCCTCGATCACATCGCCTGCAAGGTCTGGAATATCGAATATGTCAAACTTTTCCGAGTCAAGAGGCTTAAATTGGGTTTCCCCTGGCTTTTTAACTTGAAATGCACCGTCAACCACGCGAGTTTGAAACCCTCGCCTTTGCAAATATCCCTCAATCTCTTTAGGGCTTTCGTTGATTAGGTTTTTTACCGCAAGCCTCGTCACGGCATCGGCACCACCAGGCGAGAAGCGACCAACTTCACCCGCTGGTTGCGCCATGGCTACTTCGTCAAACACCTTATTCCTAACTTGCGTTTTCTTCTCATGGTCGGGGTTTTCTTTTACAGCTTGCCATGCCTGCAAAGCGTCATCGGATACGCCTAGCTTTTGCCTAGCCTGAATAGCCTTGGGGTTGCCAGGGTTTTCAACTATGTAATCGAGTATCGTAGCGGTTTCGTCAATAGTAGGCATTTATTCACCTAAGAATTTATTTATGACCGACTCTTTATCTTGTGGCCTTTGCGGTGGTTGCCCTATAGCCGTGGGCACTAGGTCAAACATGCTAGCTGGTTGCTCGGATAACATCTCTTGCCTTTGTTTTTGAAGACTTTCCATAAATTCAGAAAACCTTTCATCTAAAACATCATCGACATCCACGCCTGCCTTAGTAGCAAGCTGCCGGAATCTATCATCAGTAAAACGCTGCAATTCCATTTGACCTGCCGCTATTTCCCTGGCTTCTTTATAAAAGTTTTCTCTCTGCTCTGGAGTAAGTCTCTCGCCCGTTAGAATTTTATTATAAAAGTTCCTAACTTGAGCAGGTATCCCGCCACTATTTTCGGCTGTCGCAACTTCACCTTCACGGACTGTAGACGGGGGATCGATGGTTTTCATAAAAGCGAATACCATTGAAATATCGGTCGCCCCTGAAGGGTTAGGATTTCTGTAGGCAGATTCTACTTTTTTGTAGTTTCTTAAAACACCCACAGAATTATCAGAAAGCTTTGTATATTCTTTTCGAAGATCGGACGTTGCTTTTGATATTCGTTTTTGTTCGTCGCTAGCTAGTTTCGTTGCAAGCCGTTGTTCTTCTCTGCTTTGAGGCGTCAAGGCAAAAAGCGGCTTTTGATCTGGTGTCATACCAAAACTGATTGCCCCTCGCGTCCCTTCAGGCACAAACTGGATACCTTGCCTAGTCAATTGCGTTTGTTGGTACGGTGAAGTAAAACCCTTCTCAGCCATCTCGCGTTCCCTAGCCTCAAACTCACCCTTGGCAATTTGTTGCTCTGCAAGTTTTGATTGCTCGGCACGTTGCGCAGCCAGCGCGTCGGATTTTTCCATCGCGCCTTTGATGTTGTAAATACCACCGGCAATCTGTAAGCCTTTGAGTATCGTGTCAAGGCTATCCCTACGGTTGTATCCTGGTAGTTGTACGGTTGCCATTACGCAAGCCCTTCTTGTCTTCTAGCTTGTAGCAAAGCAGCCACAAGTGGTGGTTCGTATTGTTTCCGTTGCGCATCGGGTAACTGTGAAGCCTCAAACCTAGCCGCTTCCAATGCAGCCACGTTATCAGCTGGAGCCATCATTTGCGCTGGTTGCGGTGTAGGGGCTGGGACCGTTGGTTGTGCACCGAGTCGCCTTTGGGCGGCTGAACTTCTAACCGGTTGAACCGGAGGTTTTTGCCCACCAAACAGGTTCGTAGCTAGACTCGCTGCTGCTATTAAAGTTGTTGGCTCTGGCATTTTATTTATTCCTAAACCTAAAATTTAATGTTTTCAGCTATTTTTTTGCCGTAATCGTATGCCTCTTTGATGGCAGTACCTACGCCACCGGTAACGGCAAAATCCAACGCTGTAGACGGACCACCACCCAAGCCAAAGTCTTCAAAAAGTTGCCCGATCATACCAGGCTTATTTAACTCGCTTTGAGCCGTTTGCATATTAAAGTCATTGACCCTAATTTCCTCGTTAAACTGTCTCTCTACAAAACCAAAATTCTTTTCAAATTGCTCTACCGATTGAGCGAAGTTAGCCTCAAACTGCTTTTGTGCCTGCTCCCTAGCTAGCTGATTTTGACTCGCTGCAAATTCTTGCCCCGCCTGCCTCTCGGTGGTTGCAAACTCTCTGCCTAGCTTTGCCTGCCCAGCCGCAAATTCTTGGCCTGCCTTTCTCTCGCCTGTAGCAAAAAGACGCCCTAGCCTTGCTTGCTCGGCTGTAAACAAACGGCCCTTTTGCGCTTCACCAGCCACAAACTCCCTGGCTTCGCCTATCTCTTTTCGCCTTTGCATCTCTTGTTGCTCGGCTACTCCGATTTTTCCTAACTGTTGGCTTAGTTGCTTTTCGGCTTCTTGCTCAACACCTGTCTCGGCTTTGATCGCAGCCCCGCTGGTAGTTTGACCAAGTTGCGCAAACCGTCTCTTCAATGCTTCTTTTTGCTTTTGGCGACCAGCTTGGCTTTCTTGTTTCGCTTGTTGCCGTAGCGTTTGAAATATTCCACCGTCTGCCATTATCTTATTCCTTTTCGGTTGTAGGAAAAATTAAATCCTAAAACTTTAAACTTTTGGTTGACAATGCTGCCATTCGAAAATCGAAATTGAATTCGCTTGCCTCGAATCGGAGCAATGTATTTTTTTTCTTCTTTATCATCGATACCAGCCGACCAGTCATCAGATCCCCAAATCATTGTCCCCCAAAGGCTTGAGGCACCATCGAGACTAAATAAAAACCTATCGCCTATACCAGAACTGGAATCTGTCCTAATGTTAACTTCCATATTGTATGCACCCGATAGCTCGAAAAATGCTAGCAGATCGCGGAAGTCTTTAAATGTATATTCGTCACCGTCCACGCCTGAAAACTCTTTTGACCAGATATAAGAATTGATGGCCGTTCCATCGTCATTGTAGGTGGTGGTGTTTAGTTCATATACAAAACCGTTATCGACTGACGATTGCGCATAGAGCTTACCGTCAAGGTCTGTGAAGTCATAGGCATTGATACCGTCCCATGGCACCCACGAGAAGTCTTCACGCCTTACCCTACCAGGTGAAAAGTCATAAACATAAATTCGGTTATTTGACGTTTGCCCCGTTCCGAACGGTACTGAAATGTAAGCCTTGTTTTGAAATACGTAGCTTGTTATCTCATCAGCCGCACCCTCGTTGATTTGCAGCATGTCAGGTTCTATCCGGTCACTCATTAGGTCGCTTGATATTGCGCTACCAGTGAGGAACGTTGCCGATGGCGTGGTGGTGGTACCCTGAACGGCTGAAAACCCTACGAAGTTACCCGCATCAAGAGCCGGAAACATCACCTGGTTTGAAAAGTTAAACGTGCCTTTTGGCGAGCGACAACCGTAGTTTGCCCTAACCCGCAACACAGCCCACTCGGCGGGATCGGTCGAAGGCATATAAATCAACCAAGGATTTTTTTCGCAAAAGACAATCAGGCTATTATCGTAAATAGCAAATGACCGAGGCTTATCACCGGCTGTATCGCCTACGCGCAAAAAGCTTAGGGCTTTTGTTACGTAAGGGTTTCCTATCTCGGTATACTTCACAAACCAGTCGGTAGGATCGACAAAAAACAGCCTCGAGGCATGGTATATCGTAGCCTCAAAGCTTGGTGGTACGCCCTGGTCTGTTGGGGCATCCACGCCAAGACTCCCGTCTGCAATGCCGTCCTCATAGGTGGTTGTCGTATTGTCTGAAATCGTAGCAAGGCGTTTGAAGGTG